CTCACGGCCCCTTAAAAACATGAAAGAAGGGTAACCTGTGATCAAGCTAACAGTACCTAAGGCATCTGAAAACCGCTACATTTCAACGACTCATGGTTTGTTCGGTCCATTTGACCAAAACGGCCAACTCGAAGGATTTTTAATTCCTTTCGAGGCATCGTTGAAAACCCTAGAGGGAAAATCAGGAATTTACCACGAAAATCACGTGGTACACTCCAAACTCGAAGGTGATTTATATTATCACCCCTTTGTTGGAGGTATAATTCCTGAACCTCAATTCTCGAATCCAAAAGCGATCCGGTATCCTGTGTTTAATTACAGAGGACAACCCATTCGCGGATGGAATTCGTGCGGGTTAGCAGTTCATCAGGGTTCGTCCATCCAGTTCACAACGAGCGGGAGCCGTATTACCGGTTCCACGCAGATTGCCTGGGAGCGCATCGACGAAAGTACTTGGAAACTCGTACTCGTCAGTTGCTCGGCGAACTCGCCTACAACCGTTCTCCTCGTTCGGGAATCAGTTTATCATCTCGATAGACTGCGTCCATCTCTCTCCGACAGTTATTTTATGGTCGAAGAGTATCGAACTTGGAACAACGGCCTGTCTTTCCCCACTGGGATAAATTGGCTTGTTCCGCAACTTTACGGAACAATAGCCGCCCAGCGCAAGGATCGACCAGGTGGGTACTCTTCGCGTGAACAGCGAGTTGATGTCTACACTGCCGATTTCGACAGAGTATTCTCTCCAAGCAGCGTTCGCGAGAAGATTGATTCGTTGACAGCTCGTCTGTTTCCGGAAACTTTCCCGATTCCAGACAAGCCGTATGGTGACCTAGCTATGGAGGCCTCCGAACAGGTAAACGCTAACAAAGTAAATATGTTAGAGTTCCTTAAGGATCTCCGAAGACCGCAAGATTTGATTCCTAAGCTTAAAGGCCTTTTGACACTGAAAGGTGTCTCAGGCAATTATCTTGGTTTCAAATTCGGCGTTCTGCCGACAATCTCTGATGTTAAGGAGATCGTTGCTGCTTTCAAAAAGATTAAACCCTATATTGATCAAAACGGGTTTAAGACCTATGGAGCAGGGTGGCACCGTGAGTTAGAGAAAGATGGTTTACTATTCTCTAAACTCCAACGAATTAAGTTAGCTATTTCCGACGAAGATGACGAGTTCCAGGCGCTAATTGCGCGTTTGGATTCGATGGGAACCCTCCCCACGTTCGAGAACGTGTGGGACCTAGTACCGTACAGTTTCGTCGTCGATTGGCTCATCGATGTTGGAGGTTTTCTTGAGCGCGTGGACTCGCGTCTGCGGCTCAGTCGTCTC